TGTTTCGCTATGGAAATAGACCCTCACTACTGCGACGTAATCCTCGCACGCTGGGAGAAGTACACGGGCCAGAAAGCGGAGCGTGTGAATGGCTAGACCTAAGAAAGACATCGACATAGAGCAGGTAAGAAAGCTCGCGGCTATTCAATGCTCGTATGCAGAAATGGCGTCTGTGCTCGGCTGTAACGAGTCAACTCTCACTCGACGTTTCGCACAAGTCATTAAAGAAGGACGCGACCAGGGCAGAATGAGCCTTAAACGAAAACAGTATGAGGTCGCCATGGGCGGTAATACCTCGATGCTTATCTGGCTCGGTAAGAATATCCTCGGTCAACGCGATACATTCCCAGAGGAAAACGTAACGGCGCCGACGGTGGCGTCAGTATATAAGCTGCATGAATCAAATAAGCCTGACTCAAAAGCAGGCTAATTTTCTTACCTCTACTAACTTCGCCACGCTATTCGCGGCGGGAGTTGGTAGCGGGAAATCTTTTATCGGCTCACACTGGGCTAAGGAAAAGATAATCTCCGAGCCTAAACCGCGTGGGTTTATAGCGGCGAATACTTATAATCAATTGCGTAACGCGACACTTGCGACTTTCTTCGGTGTGCTCGATGAGCATAACTTTAGGTACAAGTACAACCAGCAAAGAAATATCATCGATGTTAACGGCACGATCATCTACGCCTACAGCCTCGATAACTATCAAAACATACGCGGGATCGAGATCGGCTGGGGCTGGCTCGACGAGACGAGGGACACGCCTAGAGAGGCGTTTGATGTGGTGCTAGGCCGTCTGAGGGATAAGCGCGCTAAGAAGCTAGAGCTTAGGCTTACGTCGAGCCCGTGTGGATATAACTGGCTATATGATTACTTCGCAGGGCCTAACAAGAAGCCGGGTTACAGCATGGTGCAAGGCTCGACGTTCGATAACCCGTACCTACCACCGAGCTATGTCGAGTCACTGCGCGACTCTTACGACGATAAGATGTACCAACAGGAAGTCTTAGGCCAATTCGTAACGACGGGCGTGGGGCAGGTTTATTACTCGTTTAACCGCACTCGTAACGTCCGCGCATTGGAGCGCGATCCAAAATACCCACTCATGATCGGCATGGATTTCAACATAAATCCAATGTCGGCAGTAGTGTTTCAGTGCGTAGGTCCAGAAATTAGGGCGATTGATGAAATCTCATTGATGTCGAGCGATACTAGTGAAATGGGAAAACATATCCTCGCTAAGTACGGCCGAGTGCGTGTTATCCCAGACTCCACGGGTAAGCGTAAGCAGACATCGAGTAAGGGTTTATCCGATCACCAGATATTACGCGATATGGGTCACGAGGTTGTTTACAACGCTAACCCGGCTCGCTTCGATAGATACGTGTGCGTTAATAACCTGCTCGAGAAGGATCGCTTGGTTATCGATCCGAAGTGTAAGCACTTGATAGCTGACTTAGAGAAGGTGACCTATAGGCCTGGCACCACAGAGCCCGACTCGACGACCGATAAATCGTTGACGCATATTTCGGATGCCTTAGGCTATGGATGTTGGTTCTGTTTCCCAGTCATTAAGCATCAGTCCGGCGTCGGAATGTTAGACCGCTAAGGAGTAGCTGTGCCTCAAATTAATTTACTTGATCCCGTAGTACGTAAGCAGATCGTGACCGATATCAACGGCGACGAGAACATGTCGCGTAAGCGCTTCGAGCTTCGTAAGTTCGATATCTACCGTAACCGCCAAGCGGGCTATGTGCTCGAGCGCTTACGGGATGAGTTTGGACTTAAGTCGGTCGATAACATGCGTAAGGTTCTGTCCATCAATATCCTGCCCAGGATCATTCAGGAGATGGCTAGCCTATATAACTGCGAGCCTGAGAGACATTTCAGTAACGCGAGTGAGCAAGAGTTAGACCTGCTCGAGAGGCTTTATCACAGAAGCCAGTTCGATCAGAACATGCGCTTAGCTAACCGTTACTACAAACTCCATGACCAGGCTTTTCTATACATCGTACCAAGACAGGGCATGATCGCGCCTCGAGTGCTTAGCCCTAAGGACGTGGATGTTATTCCGGACGCTACGAATCCCGAGAAGGCCTATGCCTATATCATGTCGGTTTACAATAACGAGGACGACACGACGCTTATCCCACAACAGGGGATGACTGAGAGCGGGCAGTACTACAATACCAACACGCTTAACCAAACCATCGCTGATGATAGCGATGCGGATGCGTTTAGCGAGCGTTACGTGGTGTGGACTGCGGAGTATCACTTTACTATGGACGGCATGGGTCAAATAATCGGCGAGGTAATTCCTAACCCGATCGGGATGCTACCTTTCGTTGATATTTCACTGGAAAAGGATTTCCAGTTTTTTGTTAGACGCGGTAACGCCGCGGCGGAATTCGTGATCGACTTACTTACTCAGATGTCTGACTTGGCTAACGTGGCTAGGCTTCAAGGATATAGCCAGGCGATTGTCTACAGTGCCGAAGAGCCTAAGGACATCCGCGTGGGACCGAGCAAGGTCATGTGGTTAAAGCTTGATCCGAATATGCCGGATGCTAGACCGCAGTTCGTATTCGAGTCACCGAGCCCGGACCTTAATGCGGGGCTCGAGATCATAAACGTGCAGTTAAAAATGTTCCTCTCGAGCCAGGGTTTGGACGGCTCGGTGGTGAGTGGAAAGAGTGAGGCCAAGGCGTTTAGCTCAGGAGTGGATCACTTGCTTGCGAACTTGGATAAATTCCAGGCGAGTAAGCAGGACATGGATTTATTCCGTAACGTCGAGACGAAAGCGTTTGATCTCATGCGTGCGTGGTCGAACGAGATGCAATCGGCGACTGATGAGGGAGCACTGGACGAGTCGATCCGAGGTGTGCAGATCAGCGATAAGGTTGAGATATCGATTAAGTTTGAGGAACCGACTTCGGTCCAGACACAGAGTGAGAAGGAAGACTCGGTTATCAAGCGTCTTGACGCTGGTCTTATGACAAAGAAGTCAGCGCTTATGGAGCTATATGGATACGACGAGGATAAGGCTGATGAGGAATTGGCTGAGCTTGATGCAAAGGACGACGAGTTAAAGGTAGCGGTAGATAAGGCGATCAAGCCGGAGGCCGAAGTAGATGGCAGCGCCGAAGATAACTCTTGAAAAGATAGAGCAAGAGATCGATCTCGAGAAGCTTTTTGGGGTTGATCTTAGCGATAACGAGGCGATCAAGTCGGCGGTTGGCCAGGTGCTAATCGACCGGATGCTTGCGCGTGTGGAGTCAGGCCGTGGGTATGGTGGTGAGAAGTTAAAGAGCCCATACTCTAAAAGGTATGCTGAGAGCTTGGAATTCAAGGCCGCGGGCAAGTCTAAGACTAAGGTCGATATGACTTTGACTGGCGATATGCTGGCGAGTGTGAACGTGAAGTCTGAGGGCAGTAAGGTGGTCTTGTATGTCGATGAGAGTGAAGTGCCTAAGGCTTACAATCATCTCACTGGAGACACTGTGCCTAAGCGTAATTGGTTTGGCTTTACTAACGACGAGCTTAAGTCACTACGCAAAGAGTTTGCGCCACAGATACGTAAGGCTAAAGAGGCCGACGACGCAGGTGGATCGGACAGGCTCTTAAATGGGTTAGCTCAGGACTTACTCGATAGCCTGGACGATGAGGAATAGATGGCACTCTTTACCGCTCGGATTAAAAACCAAGGCGTATTCGTGCAGATCGAGAAGGGTATCATCAAGGATATCGAAGAGATCTTATCGTCTAAGGAGATGCTTAGCGAGGTTGGCGAGTTTACGGTTGATCGGTTGAAGTACCAGGCGAGGCTTGGAAAGCCTGCGAACTTCGCACGCAGTACTAAACCGCTCGAGAGTTCGACGATTCGTAACCGTAGATATCTGGCCAAGCACAACCCGACGCACGAGACTTTCGAAGAGTCGCGTAGCAATTTGACTATAACTGGACAATTTCTGGACTCACTTAAGTACGTGGTTAGAGGTACTGGACTTTTGGAGATATTCTTCGACGGTACGCATAAGGGATATCTAAGCGGTACGGGCAAACGTGGGAAGTCGATAGCGAACGAGAAGCTCGCGGAATATTTGAAGGATATCGATAAAAGGTTTGCGGTATTTGATTCGTCGTTAAACACTAACGAGACATTCAAGACCAGGATTAAGACGGTCGTGCAGCGGTTTATCCGACGAGGGTTAGCCGTTCGTAATCGTCTTAGGGCTTGAAAATAAAATAACACGGAGGGTATAATGCAAGTCGACGCTCAAGGTGCCGGTGGCACGCCTGAGGATAGTGCCGGTGGCACTGACCAGGAAGTTCAAAACGGATCTAAAGCCGGTGGCAAAGATTCGGTCTCATACGACACATACAAGAAGACATTAAGCGAAGCTAAGAAACTGCGCGAGCAGTTACGCTCGATGGATGATTTGCAGGCTCGGCTCAAGGAGTTAGAGCAGGAGAAGCTAGGATCCGAGGGTAAGAAGGACGAGGTTATCTCGTCGTTAAAAGCCGAGCTTGATAAAACGTCTAAGGAAAAGAAGCAGGTCTTTCAGAAGTTTGCTTACAGATCTTTAGGCGAGCAGGTGCGTGTGGAGGCGATGAAGCAGGCTGTGTGGATGCGACGGCACTGATGAAGCTTGCAGACTTGAGCGAAGTGGAGATCGATCCGGATACGTTCGAGGCGGATAAGGATAGGCTCGCCGAGATCGTTACCGGGATGAAATCTACTAACCCCTACTTGTTCTCTAAGTCGGCACCGAGGATAAATGCAAATTTACCTAACGGTGAGCAGAACGTGGATAAGAAGGCGATTGATTTTAAGAAGATGACCGCTGCTGAGATTACGGAGTGGTTAAACAAAAATAGATAAATAAAAAACCAACGGAGGGTTTTATATGGCAGTTACGGGTAATACGGAATTGACCGCAGTAAAAGAAGCGGCGATTTCAGCACTGGTCCAAAAGGAATTGATTAGCGCGTCGGTCTTGGCTTCGAACGTCTATGACGTGTCGGGCTTTTGCCGTCCTGGCGCATCGACGATCTCTTTCCCTAAGGCTGGAAGCTTTACGGTTGAGGATCGTGCGTCTGCAGCTCAAGCATCGATTCAGTCACTCACGTTCGCTAAGGACACGTTGACTCTTGGCTTCATGGCGACAGTGGCATGGACCATTGATCCCCAGGACGCTATCGAGACTCCGGTTGATGTTGAGGCTGAATACGCTAAGCGTGCGGCTCGTGCTCACGGCGTTTACGTTGATCAGAAATTGATCCTCGAGCTTGAGGCGGCTGGCGTTGCTACAACTACAGCGGGTTCGATCTCGGATGCGATCATCCTCGAGATGCGTGCGGCTTTGTTGAATCGTAAAGCCAATGCTCGTAACTTGCGCTTGGCAGTAAGCCCTGCACAGGAAGCGGTATTGCTCGGGATCAACAAGTTCACACTCGCACAGGATTACGGCCGCGCGGTTATTCCGGAAGGCATCTTGTCGCAAGTATACGGCATTCCGATCTTGGTTACTCCTGAGCTTGGCGCCAACCAGTACTTTATGTACGACGTTGAAGGTATTGCTCTTGGTTTCCAAAAGGGACCGCAGATGGACGAGCGCAAAGCTCCGGAGTACGGATCTGGCGCGATGCTGAAAGTTCTCGATCAGAAGTTCGGCGTTAAGGGGCTCGAGATCAACCAACAAGGTGTTGGCGCGACTGA